ATTTAAAGATATCCCTGAAGAGAAGAAAAAAACAGAAACATTTGATAATTGAAGAGAGTTTTCAGAACATTGATTAATCAAGTATTATACTTGAATGGAAATTTACTTTGCTAGACCATATCATTCTTGGGAAAGGTGAACAAATGAAAATACCAACTGACTTATAAGACAATTTTTCTCTAAATGAACTGATTTCTCTAAAATAGATAAAAAATACTTGAAAGAAGTGGTAAACTTACTTAATAATAGACCTAGAAAAAGACTTTGATTTAAAACTCCTTATGAATGTTTTTTCTCCTACTAATTTATTTTGCACTTCGTTTTAGAATCCAAGTAAAAAAAATTTACTTTTAAATAAAAAAATATATAATACTTAGTACCTTTTTTTATTTTATAAAAAAAACATGATGTTTAATTTAAACTTAAAAATTTTTTTATAGGTATATACATACCTACATCTTTATCATAAGAAAGAATTGCAGGTATTGTATATACTATGGTAGGTAGCAGCTAATATTGATGTACTTTATAAGGTATATCAAATATTTAGTATGCTGCTTACTATAAGTAAAAAGGGACCCTTTTTATAAAAGGGGCTGGTGGTACTTACCACCAGTTTTTTTTTAATTTACTTCTGGTACTATTATACACCTACAATTTGGATGTAATGGTGGATAACCAATATCATTTTTTAGTATTAATTTACCTTCTACTACATCACCAGCTCAAGCAAAATTCTTATCAATTTCAACTACCTTATTATGAAAACTGCTACAATAAGGACAAGTCCTTTCATCTTTTGCAGTATACCACTTTTTATAAGTTATCCCAGCATCTTTCCGTGCTTGATAAGATTGTTGATTTGCAATCCTTGTAGTTTCAGTTCTTACAATTTTTTCAACTCCATTTGCCAAGTAAGAATCAAACTTTTCACTTACTTGATTTTTAATTTCATCAACTCAAACACCATTTGTTAAACCTTGAGAAATTATTTTTGAAATTTCTTCTAAAGTAGTTTTATCTACCTGGTCTGCTAAATTTAAAATATAAGTTCTTATAGCATCATCAAGTTGCTTATCTTTTTCAGGAGTAAAAAACTCTTTTGGATCTTTTCAAATATCTTTCAAATTTTCTACATACTCATTTTTAGCATAATCTGTTACAGGCTTTTTCAAAAGTCCAAGCCAAAGCAATCAATTTTTAAATTTATCTACAAAATAAACTGCTAAATCCTTTTTAGAATAAGAAGATAAGGTTTTCCAACTATTCAGTTCTTTTAAAATATCTTTCTTCTGCCTTGCAAATATCCTTTTAATCCTTTTAGCAAAAATTTCTTCAAAACTATCAGCTCTTTTTACAAACTTAACTCGTTTTTTCTCTGCCCATTCCTCAGTCCCTACCAATTCGGTTTTAACTGCTTTCAAGCCTAGCTCTACATATTTTTTGTTTATTGAACTGGTTTTGCTTTCTTGTTGTATATCAACAGGAACTAAATCAGTTCAAATCCTTAAAACATCACCATCTTTTAAAGGCTTATAGCCTATTTTTTGCCTGTATTCGTTTAAAGTTATAGCTCATGCTAAGAAATTTTCTTTCAAATTATCTACATCTACAGGAACTACATTTAAAAATTTAAATTCTCAAACACCAACAAATAAATCTTTGTTAAATGAGTTTTCTATTTTCTTAGCTATTGGATAAATAGTTCTTTTTGCATAAATTTTTTCAAAAATTCTAATGTTAAGATTGTTTCACTCACCAAGTCATACAATAGCCTTGGGAACTTTAAAATAAGAAAGTATTTCATCTCTAACAATTCTTTTTAATTCCGAAAAATCCATATCTTTTTGATTGGAAGCAATTGTTTGTATTTTCATACCACCTTCTAAAACAATAGGTTTATGTGCATTTTCAAGTCCCTTATTTGCTTCCTGAAATTGTATTCTTAATCTTTCTAACAAGTCTTTTGGTAAAGTTTTATCTGTTTCTAAAACTAAACCTATTTTTCATCATTGTTTAAAGAATTGGAAATTCCACTTAGTAGAAAAATCATCAAGCAAAATACTATAAATCCCAGCTTCAACTGGGGATTTTGCACTTAGTTCATCTTCTGGATTTTCTGGATCAAAATTTTTTATTATGATTAAATCTTCTTTATTGAAAAAATAAGTTTTTCAGTTCATCAAATATTCAAAACCTATCACATTACCATTTTCATCAAATTTTTTAAAGATCCTATCAGGTCTTAAAACTACAAGTTGTAAGATATTGTTTCCAGTTTTTACTTTCCATAAAACAGAAATTCACAAAAGCAACAAATGAGTTGTAATTGCCTCTAACAAGTCATAATTTATCAACTCCAAATATTTATGATTTATCTTTTTATCATTTTTAAAAAGTGCATAATCTAAAGCTGCCACATCTGTTGCTATGGTACTTATAGCAGTATAAACCCACCTTTTATACAAAGAAATAGCCTGTTTATTTTCCTTATCAGTTGAAAAACTCCAAATAGGATAAAAATTACTTACTTCTTTTTTAAACAAGCCCTTTAAAAATCCAAACATTATCAAATTGTATAAACAGATAAATAAATTGTTCCGTAGATTGTTTTACCATCTTCTGTTTCAGGAGTTCCAAACTCTCATTGATTTAGCTTAATATTTGTACATAACCCATCCAAAGTAAAATTTTCTCTCAACTTACTTATAATCTCATCATAAACATCAAGTAGTAAATCCCAAGCTTGCTGTTTCGAAATAGTTGAGAATTCCTGAAAAATGTAAAGTTTGAATTTGTAAATTGTTTTGTCTTCTGATAAAGAAAAGCTTTCAGTTTCTGCTTGATATGGTTCAAACATTACTGCTGGATATGAAGAAGGTCAAATTTCCACATAAGGCTTTACAAGTCATATTTTTTCAATTTCAGTTAATTTTTCATAAATTTTATCTTTTATCTGCTTAAACATTTTTCTTTATAAAGTTTAAAATCGCTTTTTTTACCTTATCTGCTTGAGTAGATAAAGTTTTATCTATCCACTTTCTGCCTTTAACTCACTTTCTAGCAATAGCTTTTTGTAGTGCATAAGGATTTACTCAATGTCTTTTAGCCCAAGCTGAAAGATTTTTAACACTAGTTCGGTGAGGTTTTGTCCCTTCATGTATAAATAAACCATACTTTTTAGTATTGTAAATTCTTACTCATTGAAAAATTGGCTCTGTTTTGTAGCTATTTCTCAGCAATCAAGTATCAACTGGAGTATTTTCCTGTATTTTTCATTTTAAAACTTCAGCTCAAATCTTTATTGCTCTATTTTCAATTTGCTTAAATCTTGCTGGATCTATTCTCTTTTTAAACTCATCAAGTCAAATTATGTAAGTTTTAATCATCTTTTATAAGCAACAACTTTAAATATTTATTTCTTGAACTTGTAATAGGCTGTTCCTTACCCTTTACTCTATAATTTACATCATCAATTTCCAAAATATCACCTTCTTGAATATCTCAGTTTCATTTCAAAATAAAAATAAAATCCTTACCCAGCTTATCAAATGCTAAAGCCTCATTTTCCAAACCCATTGATGTAAACCAACCTACATATTCCTTACCTGTATAGTTTACAACTGATTTACCATCATCATAGCTTTGTCTTTTAACTTTTGCTAGATACCTAATCATATGTTTCTGTATTTATCTAAAATATTGTAAACCTCTTCTGGAACCTTACCTAAGTACTCTTGAGATATTCCACTTGCATTTTCTCTTGTAAGCCCTGGATTGTCATTCCAAGCCCAAGCAACTAGTATTTTACAAACCTGTTTAATCTCATCATTAACTTGCTCTTCACCTGCCTGATAATATATTTTGTAAAGTCCTGGTAAAAGCCCACCTGGAACAAAAAGCATTCCATTTACTATCTCAAAATCAATATCCATATCTTGCCAAGTCTTCCCATCAAATTGCTTCAAACTATAAACTTGTTGTAAAGGAATATGATCCAAACTTATCCAATTTGTAGTGGATGATAATTGTTTTATTTGTTCAAAATCTCTTATTTGAAAACTTCTACCAGTATATTTTTCAATAAAATCACTAGCAAAACTTATATAAGAACTTATCAGCTCATCTTTATCAGTTCAAACAACTGGCAAATAATCCTTAGCCTCTTGTAAACTTATCATCTTAGGATTTAACTTTTAAAATTATTTAGTTTTTGCTTTTTTCTTTTTCATCATTTTGTTTTCTTCTTTCTTAACTTCCTTTTCTTCCTCTTTTACAATTTTAAAATATTTTTCGCCATAAGCTTTGTAAACATTTTCTTCAATATCAACTACTGAACCTTTTACAAAACCAACTACATTTCAAATAACTTTTACTTTCATTAGTCTTTTTTAAGAAATAAATCAATTTGAGTATCCAGCAAAGCTGTTTTTTTTTCAATAACAAAAAAAAGAGGCTTTCGCCCCTTTAAGATTTGTTTTTTAAATTTTATGAAGCTGCTGTTTTCAATACTACAAATGCATTTGAATCTAAGATTGCACCTCAAACTCTTTCAATAACTTTCAAAGATTTAATATCTTTTTCAAAATCTCCTGATCTATAACCAATTTCACTTGTTATACCTTTTCTTACACCAAGAGCATAGAAATCCAAATCACCAAATGCAAAGAATTTCTTATCTGCCCCATCATCTGCTGTTCCAGGCAAAACATCTGTTGTTATTACCTCATAACCTAACAATGTAGGATTTCCACCTGTATAATCATCTACTAATAGTTTAACTCCATTTTTATCGGTTAACTTTCTCAATACACCTAATACTGTTTTGTTAATAAACCATTTAGGATTTTTACCCCTTACATACTTATCTTTTAGCCCATATACCATAGCAATTACATCATCAGCTGTAACATCATTTATAGAGGTTTTACCAGATGGTAAAGAATATACACTTCAAGCATTCAAAACACCTGTAAAATTCAAACCTGAACCATCACCAGCTAACACTTGTTGATCTTCTATTTCTGCGAATTTTTTAGCTACTAAATCTAGAACTATGTTAAATACTTCATCAGTTGTCATACTATCATCGATAAGCTCATTTGTTGCTGGTATAAGTGCTGCTATTTTTCTAGCCTCAAGTCTTATTTGTCTAAATGTAGGATTACTAGAAGTTATAGCTTGTCCTTCACCTACAATGTAAGCTTCTACTGTGCTATCTGTAGCTGTAATATTTTTCACATCTGTTTTCATCGGATATTTTCTAGCAAGTCTTCTTGCTACACCATACTTGCCTATTGCAGTAAACAAAGTTTTTTCAAATTCTTCTGGAACTAAGAAACCACCATCAGCATCAGTTCCTTCAGATAAAGTTTTTACTTCTGCTAAATCTCATCTAGCCAAAGCTTTAAATAAGTTTGCAGTTTTTTCAATTTGTTTAGTAGTATCAGATTTTTCTTTAATATGAATTGTTTTTACAACTTCTTTCATATTTTCTTTAACTTCCTTAACATCTTCTTTTACTTCCTTAATTTTATCATCTACAATAGCAGGAACTACTTCTGTAGCAATTTTTTCAATTCCCTTTTCAATGTTTTCTTTTAAAACTTTTTCGTCAATTACAGTCATTTGTTTAATTTACAAATTAAAATTTGTTTTTTAAATCTCTTAGAGCATCAGCAGACACTCTATTGATAGTTTGTAAGATTTCTTTTAGCTGATAATCTTTTTCCTCTTTCAAAAAATAGAAAAGGAATAAA